GATCGTCGTCTGGACGAAGCCAGGGTTCCCGGTCGAGGGGATGACGCCGTCCCACTGGCGGGTCGGGTTATTCGGGACGAACTTCGAGGCGTCGTTGTAGCCGGTGAAGGTCGGGATGAGCTGGCGGGCCGGATAGACACATCGCTCCTGGAACGACGTCCGGTTCGTGCCGGCGAAGCTCCAGTTCTTGAAGTATCTCCACTGACCATCGAAGAAGCGGGCGCCGGCCGGGCCGCGCGTGTTGCCGCCGGTCTCGGTCGCGGCGCCAGGGTCCGCGAGCCCCGACTGGCTGGGCCCGGACGCGGAGAAGCTCCGGTTCCACTTTGAAGTCGAGCCGGAGATGTAGAGCGGGTAGGGGAACTCGACCGGCGTCGCGAACGGGTTGAGGAAGCCCTGGTAGAAGGACGTGTAGGTCGAGCCGATCCGGAAGACGCCGGAGAGGGCGCGCGGCGAGACGTGGAGCCAGCACTCGATCGAGCCGTCGGTGAGCGGCGTGAACGAGGCGATCTCGTTCGGCGAGAGGTAGGAGAAGCCCGGCTGGTCCTCGAGGGCGAGGACGGTGTTGAAGCCGGTCATCCCGAAGAGCTGCCAGTTGAAGACCGCGATGTCGGTGTCGCGGACCTCGAGGATCCCGATGAAGATCTGGTCGGCGCCGGCGTTGCCTGGCCCCTCGAGGAGGACCTCGCGCTCGAGGACCTGGGTCCCGGTCCCGCCGGCGATGAGGACGTTGTTGATGTTCGAGGTCGAGCTCGCGTCGTTCCGGTTGATGACCCAGTTCTGGGTCTCGAAGGTGAGGTTGAAGGTCGCGTCGTTCCCGCCGGTCCCGCCGGTCACGGCGACCGGGTTCCCTGGCTGGGCCGAATAGGCGCCCGTGTTGAAGACGCGGATCCCGTCGATGACGCCGGCGGCGACGCTCGTGACCTCGAGGGTCGCGACGAGCGAGTTGACGACGGTCCCGCCGGTGACGGTGAGGATGTCGCCGACGGTGTAGCCGGTCCCGCCGGCCACGATCGCGGCGGCGACGACGTTGTCGTTCGTGGCGAGATCCAGAAGCCGAAGGAGGGCTTCATCGTAGCCGGTGACGGTGACGTTATGCGTGGCGCTCACTGGTTCGCTCCTACCCGATGACCCGGCGGACGGCTTCCGGGTTCTTCTGGATGACGTTGATGATCGCCTGGGCGCCTTCCGGCGTCTCGATCCCCGAGGGGATGTCGGCCGGGTCGGTGACGTTGATGACGTTCACCATCGGCGGCGCCTGGGCGGCCTGGTTGATGTTGACGTTCGGCTCGATGTTGCCCGACCCTGGAGGCCGGAAGATCTCGGGCCCGCGTTCTCCGACGAGGACGGGGAGGCCGCCGGTGATCGCCCCGCCGGCTTGCTTGCCGCCGAAGAGCCCGCCGACGAACGAGAGGAAGCCGCCGGCGCCTCCGTCTCCGCCCAGGCTCCCGAGGATGTCGAAGACCTCGGCCGCCAGGGCTTCCGCGGCGAGTTGCTGGAGGAGCTGGGCGAACTTGAACGGGATCTCGTCGAGGCCTTCTTGCATCGGGTCGGCCAGGATCCCGCCGAGCGTCGACTCGGCCGTCTCCCCGACGTCGTCGAAGAAGTCCTGGAGGGTCGGGAGCGCGTCGGCCGCGATGTCCTTCTCATCGAGGAGCGCCTGGGTGAGGTCGCGGATCCTGGCGGCTTGCTCTTCCGTTGCGCCGGCGGCCAGGGCCCGGACCTCGGCGTTGAAGGCGATCTCGATGTTCGAGGCGGCGAGGAGCTCGATCTCCTCCTCGAGGGCCTCGATCTGGTCCTGGAAGGTCTCGGCGAGCTCCTGGCTCTCGATCTCTTCGCGGAGGGCGACCTGGCTCGCCAGCGCCTCCTCGCCGAACATGACGAAGGCCGCGCGAAGCGCCTCGACCTCCTCGGTCGGGATGAGGTCGCCGAAGATCTCCTCGGCCGCGGCGGCGAGTTCGAGCTCGGCGCGGAACTGGGCGATCGCCTCGGCCGCGTCGTCGCCGGCCGTCGCCTGGATCGCGAGCTCGGCGGTCTGCTGATTGAGCGCCGCCTGGAACTCGGTGACGGCTTCGGCCGCGTCGGTGATGTCCTCGGCCGCGTTCGGGTTGATGAGCGGCTTGTCGGTGTCGGTGTCGCTGAGATCCTGGGCCGCTTCGGCGGCCGTCCGGAAGGACGGGATGAGGACCTCGGAGATCTTGAGGCTCGCGCCGTCGATGTTCGCGGCGAAGCTCTCGAAGAAGTCGCCGGTGTCGAGCTGGGCCTTCTTGAAGGCGGTGTCGTCGCCGAAAATCGCCGCGGCCTCGGTGAAGTTCCCCTTCGCGAGCTGGACGACGCCGGCGGCGACGCCGCCCAGGCCTTCGGCGAAGGAGACGAAGAAGTCCTTCCCCAGCGCCAGGAGGTCGAACACGACGCCCAGGGCGGAGCCGACCGTGATGAGCGAGATCGCGAACGTGTTGAAGCCGGAGCTCGTCTCCTCGAGCGGGCCGAGGTTGCCGGTGAGCGCGTCGCCCAGGACCGAGAGCCCCTCGGCGACCTCGAGGATCGTCGAGGCGAGCGTCATCGAGAAGCTCCCGGCGTCGTCGAGCTGGCCGATGAAGCCGATGAAGGCGGTGTTGAGGTTCGTCATCGCCTGGGAGACGGTCGGGATCGCCTGGCCGAATTGCTCCTCGAGGACCTCGCCGCCCTCGAGGATCCCCTCGAAGAACTCCTTCGACGTGATCTCTCCCTCGACGATGAGGTTCCGGAGCCGGCCGACGGATCCGCCGGCCTCGTCGATCCCACGGGCCGCGGCCTGGGCGAGCGGGAAGGCGCCCTCGAGGATCGAGTTGAACTCCTCGGCGCGGACTATGCCGGACGAGAAGGACTGGGAGAGCTGGCGGAGCGCGCCCGAGGCCTCCGCGGCCGAGCCGCCCTGGACGGCGAGCGCCTGGCCGGTGATCTCGGTGAGCTTGAAGAGTTGCTCCTGGCTGGCGCCGAGCTCGTCGGCGGCGATCGACGCCCTCGAGAAGAGCGTGACGACCGCCTCGATCGGCGTCCGTGTCGCCGAGGCGATCTCGAAGAGCCGGTCGTTCGCGTTCGAGAGCTCCTCGGTCGAGTCGGTGACGACGCGGAGCGAGTTCTGGAGCTGCTGGAAGGTGTTCGCGGTCCGGATGAGCTCACGGGCGCCGAGGACGGCGAAGAGCCCCTTCGCGGCGTTCGCCGCCTGGCGGAAGCCGTTCGCGACGAGCCCGGTCTGTTTCTGGACTCCGCCCAGGGCCCCGCGGACGCCTCGAGCTCCTCGAGTGACGCCCGAGGAGTCCAGGACGACGCGGATCGTCCGGTCCGTCATGACCTACCTCCCGAGGCGAGCCTGGGCTTCCGGATCTCGGCCTGGCGCTTCTCCGACTCGTCGACGCTCTTCCAGTGATCCAGGAGGACGCGGTCGACCTTCCAGACGACCCGCTTCACGGTGTCCGGGTTGAGCCCGAACGCCTGGGCGTAGGCGAGGATCGCCGAGATCGGGATCGGCCCGCCACGGCTTCGTCGTTCGCTCTGGAGGTCCTGGAACGCCTCCCAGTAGACCAGGAAGCGCGGGTCGATCGCCGGCGGCGCCTCCAGGTGTCCCGGCGGCGTGAGGCCTCGCTCCTTGTAGGCCGCGATGATCGTGTCCGAGACGTCGGCGTCCCCGATCCGGAGCGTGTGATCGAGGACTTCGGTCAGTTTCCCGCCGCGTCCTCTTCGTGTTCGGCGCGGTAATGGGTCCAGACCAGGGCGACGCGCTGGATCCCCTGGAAGAACTTCGGGGCCCGACGGAAGAGCGCGAGCGCGTTCTTCTCGTTGAACTTGAGCTTCGGGTCCTTCTTGTCCTTCGCGTCCGTCCAGGTCCAGCCGACGATCACGGCGCGGGCGTAGAGCTTCCAGAGCATCTCCCGGTCGAGATCGTCGTCGATCGCGTCGAGCCCGTTCGCCTTGATCCCCACGGCGAGCTCCGCCATCTCGCGCCTGTATTCCGAATTGAGCGCGCCGTCGGCTGGTCGGACTACGACCTTCGCGATGATCTTCCCGCCGAACTCGATGTCGCACTCTCGCCCCTCCGTCGTCAGTCGTTCCGATGTCTCGAAGGCCTCGTAGACTCTCACGGTCTTCCTCCTGGGCCCTCGGGCCCGGTTGTCTTTCGATGAACTACCGGGCGAAGTTGACCCGCTGGGCGCTCATGGTGTAGCCGAACGTCTGGTCGAGGATCGCCTGGTAGGTTCCGGGGATCGTGACGTCGGCGTTCTTGCCTGGTACGTCTGGCGCTCCTCCGGAGAACTTGATCCGGGGAAGGTCGAAGACCATCGAGCGGCCGTCCCCTCCCTGGGTGATGAGATCGAGCGAGGTCTCCTCGTTCGTGAGGATGATCTGGAGGATCTCGTCGTTGTCGAAGTAGGTCGAGAGCGTCCCCGTGACGGAGAACTCCCCGACGCCGATCCCGCTCGCCCCGAACACGCCGACCGCCGGCTGGCGGCGGAGGTTGTTGTTGATCTCGATCGTCGCCTCGAGGACGAAGTTCTCGCCCGCGGAGTCGACCGGATCCGAGCCCCGGCCGAGCCGGCCGATGTCCGAGCTCGTGTTGTAGACGTCGAACTCCTCCGCGCCGACGTCGATCGGGAGGCTCGCGTAGAGCTCCGGGTAGGTCGGCGAGTTGTCCGAGACGGCCGAGTTGAAGCCGAACCAGGTCAAGGAGCCGACCGCGATCGCCTGGGGCGAGAGGTTGATGTTGAAGTTGTTGAGCGCCATCCCGAGGAAGAGCTCGCGCGTGATCGGGGAGTGATCCTCGAAGCGCCGCTCGACCGCGTTCTGGTGTGAGTCGATCGACTCGGCGGCGTTCTCGATCCGCGACCCGTAGAAGGCGAGAACCTGTTCGGCCGCCGCGGCGTCCGTGACCATGCCGGTCTGTGAGTCGCAGGTGATCGTGTCGGCCGTGAGGTCGACCTCGCGCGCGCGGATCCAGACGTTGTTCTCGGCCGTCGGGAAGTCGGCGAACTTGAACCACTGGCCGATGACGACCGGAGCGGCTGGCCCGAAGGCGTTGTCGAGCGCGCCGGCCGGGAACGTGAAGACCGCGTTCGGGCCGGTGACGACGAGCGAGATGTCGCCGACGCCCTGGGCCGCGAAGCCGGTGACGTTGATCCGCGTGTCCGCGTCCGCCGTCTCGGTCCCGAGGATCGCCGTCGTCGTTGTGCCGGCGAGCGGGTTGACCGTGAGGACGTTGACCGCGATCCCGGTGATCTCGTAGATCCCCTGGGCGATGTCGCCCGTCGCGAGCTTCTGGAGGCGGATGATCTGGCCGACGATGAAGTCGGCGCCGTCGTCGACGGTGATCGTCCCCGCCCCGAAGGCGGTGATCTCTCCGGTCCCGAGCTTCTCGATCGTCGAGTTGAAGGTCGAGAACATCGAGTCCTCGATGAGCGCGTCGAACGCCTCGAACGAGAGCTCGATCCCAGTGTCTCCTCCGGCTTCGGCCCCGACAAGGATGAGGTCGGAGATCTGGCGATCGGGCCGGATCTCGTTCGAGACGACGGTGTTCGGGGTGAAGGCCAGGTTCGGCGTCCCCGTGAATCTTAGCTGGTCAAGGTTGAACGGGCCGCCAGGGATCGGGGCCGTCCTCTGGGAGCTTCGGAAAAATCGAAGCCCGACTCGGTTCGTGTCAGACATGGCGGTCTTCTCCTAGAGTTGAGGCCGTCTCACACGGACCGGAAAGCATCGTACTCGACGAGAGCGGTGACGGTCGCCTGGAAGTATTGGTCGACCCTTCCGTTGTCCGTCATCGTCTGGTCCCGGAAGCGGATCCCCGTGAGGTGAGCCGACTCGACAAAGTCGAGAAGGATCTCCGCCAGGTCGTCCGCTCGCGCCTGGCCGGTATTATGCCGGACGAATAGCTGGGCCGCGAATACTGCGACCTTTCTCGTCTGGATCGTGTTCCCGGCGCCGAGGCTCGCGAGGGTTCCGGTCGAGTGAGCGAGGCCGAGGAAGATGTAGTCGTCGAGGCCCGCGGGATCGAAGTCTAGGTTGTCCCAGGCCACGGTCGCGAGGTCTTCGCCGGCGGCCGTCCAGGCCGCGCCGAACGCCGTCCGGACCGCTTCGCGGAACTGGGCCGGGGTTCGTGTTGTTGCGCCCATCTAGTCGAGCTCCGTCTGGCCGCCGGGGATCGTGAGCGCGGCGTCGATCTCTTCGTCGACCCACGGCGGCTTCGCCTGGGTCGAGTGACCGAGCGCGAGCCGGTTCGCATAGGGGACGTTGTTCTGGATGATGAGGCTCGTCGCCTTGCTGGACTTGAACGACTCGATCTTCGAGAGGCCCTCGGCCAGGGGAACGGCCGCGGAGGCGCCGGCGCCGTCGCGGATCCCCGAGTCGACGACGCCGATCGAGACGATCCAGTTCCGCCGGAAGTTCCCGCCGACGTAGCCCTCGGGAGCCGAGGCGGGGTTCTGCCAGTTCGTCGGGTTGCCGACTGGCGACCTCGAGACCAGGTTCCGCAAGATCGCGAACGAGGTCTCGCCCATGTCATCGAAGAGCTCGACCTCGACCTGGCGCGCGATCTCTCCGGCGTTGAAGGGCTTCGTCGCCATCTACGGGGCCCGGACCTGGAGCTTGTAGAGGAAGTCGGTCTTCCCTGGGTGAATCCGATCGAGCGAGACGATGTTCTTCTCGATCCCCTCGTCGAAGACCTTGTCGGCCGTCGTCGGGATCGTGGCGCCCAGCGAGAGCGCCGCGATGAGAACGGTCTCGTCGCCCTCGCGGACCGAGTTCCCGTCGACCATGTTCCGCGCGATCGGGACGACCACGGCCGGCGCGGTGACGGTCGCCTCGGTCGCGGTCGGATCCACGTCCCAGGGCTTCGTCGGGTCGGCCGGCTGGGCGATCGGGATCCGGAGCTGGACCTGGCGGTCTTCTCCGAACTTCCGGATCAAGCGGAGGGCGGTGTCTTCGAGCGCCATGTCATCCCGCTCGGAGGGTGAGGCCGGCGGAGGCGCGGCGGAGCCAGCGCCGAAGGACGAGCTCGGCGCGCGGATACTTCCGGAACTGGGGCGTCGCGACGTCCCGATACTGGGTCGACTCCTCGAGGACGTCGACCTTCTCGCGCTTCGAGATGATCGTCCGGCCCGTGTCGTCGACCGCCGGCGTCGGCGCGAGCGGCGAGCTCGCGGCCTCGAAGGCGTACTCGATCGAGGCGTTCGGGATCTCCTCGGGGATGCTCCCGACGGTCCCTGGATCTGGTTCGGTGAGATGACCGAGTTCGTCGCGGACCTGGATCCGCGGCCACTCGAGCCGCTGGTCGGAGCTGAATCTCTGGCCCTTGTATCGGCGCCGGAAGGTCTGGTCGATGTAGTCCGCGCCCTGGATGAGCGCCGCCTGGCGCTCCTTCGAGGAGAAGACCCTCCAGGCCGTCTTCCGGTCGGAGTTCTCGAGATACTGGTCCGCCGCGGTGAGGTCGGCGTAGGCCGTCGCGTCGTCCTTCCCGGTTCCGTCTTCGATGATGAACTGGATCGCCATGTCGTCCCCTTACTTCGTGAGGTCCTGCTGGAATTTATACTCCTCTTTCGCGATCGTGAGGATCTTCCCGGCGGTGTCCGTTTGCTGGATGTCGTAGAAGTAGTCCTCGGGGACCTGGTCGGCGTCGCCTGGGCTCCAGGGGAACTCGACGACGCCGTTCGGCGCGTCGATGAGGGTCCCGGCGATCGAGACGAGCTCGGTCCCGATGATCGGCGGGCCGACCGGATCCGGGTCGCGTTCGGTGTTGACGGTGAGGATGAAGCCGAAGCCGGTGACGTCGAGAGGAACGACCGGCGAGGTCTCGGGATCGAGGACCGTGATCTTGTCCGGGGCGGTGTCGCCGCGCTTCCTGGCGATACAGTCGCCCGCGAAGTCGGTGTCGCATGATGCCATGAGGTCCTCCTATTGCTACGGGTTCGGGCCAGGCGTGAGCGACTGGTCCGAGTTGAGCTCGCCGGCGCCGAGATCTTGCCGGCTATTCTGCAAGAATACTAGGAACGACTGGATCGAGTTCGGGATCCGTCGCGCCGTCTGGTCGAACATCGAGCCCGCCAGGGTGAAGGCGAGCTCGGCGAGGCCCTGGAGTTCGCCGACCGCGCGGAGCGTCCCGTCGGCGTCGAGCGTGAGCTGGGCGGAGCCGGTGAGGTTGCCCAGGCCGGCCACGTTGCCGGCGGCCGTGATCGCCAGGTCCGCGGATCCCGAGAGGTCGCCGAGGCCGAGGATGTTCCCGGCCGCGTCGATCGTCATGTCGACCGAGCCCGCGAGCTGGCCGACCTGGAGGAGCTGGCCCGAGACGGTGAAGACCAGGGCGACGCCGCCGGCGATCGAAGCATCGGCCCGGATAGTCCCCGAGGGCGTCAAGATCATCGTGACGCCGCCGGAGAGCGCGCCTCGCGCGAGAATAGTCCCGGCCGCGTCAAGGGTGAGCGGGACCGTCCCGGAGAGCCCTCCGAGGGCTCCCAGGGCGCCGGCCGCGTCGAGGACCAGGGCGGCGGATCCGGCCAGGGCTCCCAGGCCGGCGAGGTTGCCCGCCGGCGTGAGAACGAGGTCGGAAGAGCCCAGGAGCTCGCCCAGGGCCTCCAGGTTGCCCGCCAGGGTCAAGGAGAGGCTCGCGGTCCCCAGGAGCCCGCCCGTCGCCTGGAGCGTCCCCGAGGGCGTGA